CTCAGAAGGCGAGGGATTGGATGATGAAGAACAGCATTGACGTTGTAGAGAATGTGAACGATGCGTTCGAAAACTCTATCCGTCTTGCTGCATACATGGAGGCGCGTAAGGCTGGCACAAGTAGAGAAAAAGCTGCGGAGCTTGCGAAGAACATCACTGTAAACTTCAACCGCTCAGGTGAGCTCGGCGCTGTAGCTAACGCATGGTACATGTTCTTCAACGCTTCCGTACAGGGTACGGTAAGGCTCGCACGATCGCTAGGCACCCTCAAGGATGTGCGCAAGCCTAACGGTGAGCTAGAGTCATGGCACAATCGCCTAAACGCTGCACAGAAGATGGCGTTCGGGTTGTCGCTCACTACGGGTATGCTCACAGCCATTAACCTCGCTATGAGTGACGAAGACGAAGACGGTGTGCTGTTCTACAACAAGATTCCTGACTACGAGAAGGAGCGCAACCTCATCATCATGTACGATGGTCAGAACTACCTGAAGATCCCGCTCCCATACGGCTTCAACGTATTCGCCAACATGGGTAGCGCTATGGCTGAAGTAGCGGGCGGACAGAGAGACATGACAGATGCGGGTATGTTCTTATTGAACTCGGCGTTTAGCTCGTTCTCCCCAGTAAGCTTTGGGCAATCTAAGGACGCAGCTAAGTACCTCGCTAAGGGCGCCACGCCTACCATCTTCAAGCCACTCGTAGATATCGCTGTAAACGAGAGCTACTTCGGCAGCTCGGTATACAAAGAACAGTTCCCTGTAGGAGCTCCTAAGCCAGAGGCCGAGATGTCGTTCCGCGCACCTGAAGGTGTACGTAAGTTCTTCCAATGGATGAACGAAGCCACAGGCGGTAGCGAGTTTGTTCCAGGTAAGGCTGACTTCAACCCAGACAAGTTCTGGTACGGCTTCGAATACTACATCGGAGGCGCAGGACAGTTCGTTACACGAACGCTTGGCACAGGTAGAGACACATACGAGATGATCAAGGAGGGAGAGAAGGTGCCAATGAAGGCAAACGACTTCCCGTTCTTGAGAAAGCTTTATGGTGAGTTCTCAAAGTACTATGACTCAGACGTTTACGTAGAAAATGCAAACCTGGTATCTCAGCTATACAAGGAAAGAAAAGAGGCAGATAACAAAAACGACAAGCGATACAGAGGCATTATGAAGCTTGAGTCCTCTCGTAAGAAGACAGAGAAGCAAATTAAGCGCCTCAGAGAGCTTAGAAAGGAGGCTAGAGACATTAAGAATTATGTAGAGCGACAAAACAGAATATACGAGCTCTATGAAAAGGAGAGAAGCCTTCTGATGCAGTTTAACAAACAATTCGAACAGCTACGTGGACAAGATTAAAGACACTAAGTTGGGCGCTTGGCTTAAAGGCAAGGCCCCTAACGTATTCGATACTGTCGGTGACCTCCTCCCAGACAAGGGGGGCCTCGGCATCGTAAAGAACCTCTTGAAGAAAGAGCCAGGAATCGACCCAGCCGAAGCCAAGGCTAAGATCGACGCTGAGGTTCAGTTTCAGAAAAATGTGACAGAACGTTGGCAAGCAGACATGAGCAGCGACATCAAGCTTGCAAAGCTTATCAGGCCCATCATGCTTATAGTGTTAATAAGTGTATTTGTCGTCACAATGTTCTTAGACAGCCTTGATAATCAGCCGTTTAACGTAAAAGATAGTTATGTATCTTTGTTAGAAATCCTGATGCTCACTGTGTTCGGCGCATACTTTGCTGGTCGAACCGTAGAAAAAACTAGAAAATGAAACTAAGCGAGTCCACAGAGTTTACACTGGACGTCAAAACCCTGGTGTTAATCGTGAGTTTTGTTATCACTGCGGCTGGCATGTGGTTCGCAATCCAAGGAGAAATTGAGGAGGCTAAGCGCCTTCCAGAGCCAGTAGTGACCAGAACAGAATACGACCTAAAGGACAAGCTCATTCGTGAGACCATCATGAACACCCAAGAGAAGGTAGAGGAGAACGGCGCTAAGCTTGATTTAATTGAAGAAAGACTTTATGAGATCAGTGTTAGCGCAAAAAGAAAATGAAATGGATTGTTTCAATACTTGCCCTGTCGCTTTCATCTTTGGCTCTTGCCCAGGATGTGACTGTGGTTCAGATCAACGCTAAGTGGAATAGGTCCAACACTGTGGACTCGCTTCGCAACCTGAGGGGTTGTGAGTACGTGTTTGGATGGCTAGAAAACCAACCATACCAGATTCAAAGCACCATATCATCCGTCCCAGTAGTCGTCGTATACAAAGATAATGTAGCTGTACAGCAATATGCTGCTGGTATAAATCTTAAGCTAAACGCTACCTTTGAGGAGATACAGACACTTGTCAACTCCCTCAAAGAAGAATGAGATATCTACTTTTAATACTATTGCCTGTACTTACATATGGGCAAGATAGTTGTGCCGTTTTCGATGTGCCTACCCCAGCCATAAAAATGATGGGGTACAATCCAGAACCACCATCCTGGAAGAACGTAAACTACGTAGTACACGTACACTACACGGACAGCTTTCCTTATGAGTATAGCCTCTTAGGTGATGCGATCATATGGGATGCGCACGAACACCTAAACGAAGAGTTCGAAGAAGCTATGTTCACCTTCGACCTTCTTGCTATAGAGTATCACAACCTGGATGAAGTGGAGGGCATGGAGCCAGCCCTTGAGCTGTACAACACCTGCGTACCTTACAGCTACTACGGGTGGAGCACAACGGAAGATTATCTAGAGGACATCGTGTGGGATAGAAACCTATACATGAACGTACATGTATTCCCTCAATTCTGTTCTGGCATCCTGGGCTTTGCTTGGACCGCACAGGCTACAACTCCATTCGACGGGGTCTGGGTTAGATCAAATGTGTTTGGGCGGATTGGCGATCACCTCTGGAGTAGCAGGAATGAAAACAAGACACTGATTCACGAAGTGGGACATTACCTTAGCTTGCATCATGTGTTCAGAAACGTAGACTACTGCGGTGAGGACCTTGGCCCCTGCGAAGAGACAGGGGACTACGTATGCGATACGCCTCCCACTAAGACCAGCTGGAGCTGCGACAACCCAATATGCCCTCCTGGGCTGTACAACTATGATCCAAACAATCACATGGACTACTACGTAGATTCATGCAGGACGAACTTCACTGAGGGGCAGATAGAGCGTATGCATGCTATGATTCCTATTACCCGTCCAGGACTGGTAAATAACGATGCTAACGTATGCGTAGGAGATATAGACGGCGACTACGTGGTAGGTATGAACGATATGCTGTTGATGCTGGCTAACTGGAATGACCTGTACTGGGAAGGTGGCGACATGAATGGAGACGGATTCTTTACTGTCACTGACGTGCAGATCGTGCTTGCACAATGGGGAACTATCTGCTTTGGCGCGGAGTTAGACCCGTTCTACCGAAGAGAACAGCTTACCTTACCCAAAAAAGAAAGGGGCCGAAGCCCCTTCCCGTTTAGGTAGCGCTACTCCGAGCACGTCTCGGTGTAACATCGCTAAGATAATACAGCTGGGATATCCAGCATTCGTTTATACGCTTCATATCAAAAGTCGTATAGGTGACACTCACAGTGCTTTCTACCACACTTGTAGCACCTTCCTTGGCGGTCCATCTGTCTCATGTACCGCTTCCATCCAAACTTGTCCATGTACCAGTCATGGAGGTCTTCGATGAGTAGCTTTATCTTACTGGACATGCTCCTGTATCACAATCCATGATCTCAACTTCGTCCATGTCAATCTGTTCGAGACTTGTGATCGGGGTTACACCTTTACGCATCTCCAAGTAAGTGCCTTCGTCGATCTCTTCGAGAGGAGCTTGCTTGAATCCGTGCTCATTGTGGAGCAAGAACGAAACAGACTTGACTTGCTTGTAGTTAAGCGCCAGCCATTCCTTAATTTCATCCAGTTCCTCCTTGCGGTAGTAGATGGTTACTGACACAGCGTTGTCTGACCACTCGGCCTGCAATCGCTTGATTACTTCAAGCTGGTCGATAGCCGTCATGTCCTGAGCAAACGTCGTGCCCTTCGGGAACTTACAAGGGAAGCTCACTACGATGGTGGACTTGTCTTCTGTGCCGTCGAAGTTTAGCACGTACTCCACAGGGTACCCGTGCTTCCTGGCGGCATGTGCCAGACTGCTATCAGCTGACATACGGATTCGTCGGATATAGTATTCACTGTATCCAGGGTGAGCTCCTGGTGTAACGCCAGCAAGTAGACTAAGCGTTCCAGATGGCTTGACTGTTGTAAGTTTAATGGATGCTGGAAATCCTGCCAGTCGAGAGTATTCTTTATCATAGTTTCGAATGTAGTTGTAGCAACCGTCTAACCAGCTGCGCTGCTCTTCGGTAGCCTGAAGATAACCCGTAACCCCGATACCCATCCGCATGTTCTTATGAACTATGTCCTCGGTCTCCTTGATCGCGCACTTGATAGCTAGGCTGTGCTTGTTGATGCGGTACAAGTAACGAGCTACCTTGAGCAACTCGTCGTAGCTCTCGATGTTCGGGAGGTAAATCTCTGCTAGGCAGCACGTCTCGAAGTTAGCGAGCGACTGCTCAGCACAAGGGTTGAACCCTTGTACGTCAGGATCAGGGTACTCCACTTCGAAGGTACGACCCATGCGACGCGAAGCATCCAAATTAATCAGTCCGTATGGCTCACCGTTACCGTTATACCCTTCCCAGAATTCGTCAGGCAACTCAGAGATGTCAGAACAGATTACTGAGTTGTTGGACATGGCTCTCCAGTTCGGGATACCACCGAGGTCCCAACGCTTGGCTCGCAAGTACTCGATATCGTCGCAGTCACCGAGTGCAATCTGCGCTGATCGGCGGACGTTACCAGCGACAACAATCTTGCCTATGATGTTCATAATGTCCAGACAATCAATAGGTTGCAGGCGTTTACCTGAAGCTTTATTTAGGATGTTGTTAATTTCACCCATACCCCATACGAGGTCTTCGGGACCTGAAGCTGTTCCGCCAAAGCCCTTGATGGCTGAACCCTTGGAGCGGATGAGGTGAGCAGCGTAAGTGAAGTCCTCGCCTGTTACGAACGAAGCCTCCAGCACACGGCGCAACAACTCTACCCAACCCTCACGGCTATCAGGTACAATGAAGTCTGCATCGTTAGCGTCTACACGCTCAACCTTTACTCGGTTCTTTACTTTCGGGAGCTGGTATACGTTCTCTCGCTGGATGTTAAAGCCTACGCCTGATCCGAGCATCAGCATCTCGAATGCCCAAGTAAATGGACGGATAGGGTCATCGACTACTACGAAGGCGCAGTTCTGAAGTGACGGCAGACCCAAGCGGTCCACAGTCTTGGTACCTAGCTGCCAGAGGAATCGCCCAGCAACAGTACCCTTCAGTCCCATCATAATCTCTTTGAGTTCAGCCTCTTCGTGCTTCTCAAACCCAACGTTTAGTTGCTCTCGGCAAGAGTCGATTACGCGGTCAACTGTGTCTTCCCACTCTTCGGTCTTACCGTTTTCTAGTTCTCTGGAATAGGTACGCTTATAGACAGCATACCCTACCTCGCCCCAAGGGACAAGTGAAGGATCGTACATGTTTTAAATGTTTAAAGGTTAAAAAAAGGGACCGCTAAGATAGCTAAAACTCCTTAGAATAATCCCATACTCTGTATGAATCTAACAGCTTGATATCCAATAAGTTCAGTCTGGTTATCACATCTGCTCGGTCTTTGCGAGTGTACTTTTTCTTGTATGCGTCCTTCTTGTTTGAGACGAACACATCTTCGACTGTCTTCTCACAATAATCTTTGAGTTCAACGCGGTCTACAACGCTGAACCCACCCTCCTCTGGCATGTCGAAAGCGATTATCTCAGCGCCTCCATACATCCACCCTGGATTGCCCGCTACGTTTTTGAACTCGCACCATATCTCGTCAGGGAGATTGTTTCCCTTGACGTCTACACCCCAACTGCTTGCACCGCCATGAGCGATCCAGTAATCTATGTGCAGGTGCATGTCGTCCTTCCTGGTACCTTTCGTTACCTGGAAGCCTAGTTGTTCTGCTGCTCGAATGAATCGAACTTCAGCTACCCTCCCCGTCGCCGAAGAGTATTTCCGCCTGTTCTGACTGATCATAGTTGGCCTCGAAGTGTTGATACGAAGCCTCCTTGATAAAGTCGAGTTCGTGGTTAATGATTACTTTCGCTACTGTAATCATGTTAGCCACGATTCCAGGGTTAATGCATGCACCCCCATCAACGTCATGCAAATCCTCGTAAAACTCAGTGATGTAGTCATGCAAGCGCAAACACGCTATGCTGTAGCTCTCACTTAGTTGCTCTCTTGTTAGATCTTTTTTTGCCATATCCTAGTTCTTTTAGTATCGCTATTGCTTGCTCCACCTGCCCTTTGTTTTTGCAGATGAAGAGAGCTGGGACTGGTTCTCCTGAGTCTATCAAGTGACGAAGGAACAGCTTCCACCGCATCGGGAAATCATGATGCGATGGAGTGTACCCTTTGGTTTCTATCACCCATTCTCCGTTTGGTCCTACGAAGTCTGGAGTGTATTTAATGGGAAGGACCGTCGAGTCTGTTCGATTCGACAGGTCTTTCCGCTTGGTAGTCATCTTCCAGTATGTACCAGGGTATTTGAATTTATCTACGAGCATGTATTCATGTGTCTCGTAGGTAAAACTTAGCCCCGATTCAGCTAAAAGATCAGCGCAGGTTTTTTCTAACCCGCTTTTATACTTCCCCAAAGACCGCTTCTTGGCTGTTTTTCTCTTCGGTGTCCCGTTTTTGTTTCGCTTCACTAAGGCAAAGGTACAGCCTATTGCGTTAAAAACGACGTATTAACAGGAAAATTTATTACATCTTGCTCACCACCCTCCAATTCAACAGCATCAAACAGCAAATTTTGCTTGGGCCAAACCCTAAATCCTGTACGAGATGTGTTCATTTCGAGTCGAACAGGATCATCAAGGCCAGTAGGCTGTCCGCCTGTCTCTACGTCCCGCACCTTACGGACGTGAAACTCGGTGATTCTGCGTTGCGAATGGTCTGGATGCTGAACCTTTCGGTGAATAGTGATGAAGCAGTCGGCGCGGTTAACAAACTTACCACCACCTTCAGTATCCTCTGCGTATGGCGCTGTAGGTAAGCCGTCTTCACCTTTGCGACGCTGGGCTTCACTGAATGCATGCATGTTCAACCATACGGCCACATTGTTAGCCGTAGAGAAGGTAAGAAACTCAGAGGCTGCTTCGTAATGGTATTCATGACTGCTCTTGTTTGTAGTACCCATATCAAGCTTTAAGCTGTTGTAGGGGTCAACGAAAACAGCATCCACTTCTTGTTGGCGAAGGATCTTCTCAAGGAAGATGATGATATCTCCGTAGCTGTACACCTGCTTATTGCTGATGACTGTGAAGTGCTTGCCTACCCACTCATACGCTCTTTTGCGCTCCATGTGATTCATAGAAGTTACGTTTTTATTCATAGCGAACTGAATAAGCGTCTTCTTCAATGCCGCTGTACGGTTCTCAGAGGAGTACACTACCCACTTCCATCCATGACGGATAGCAGCGTTGACCATGAGATACAACACCATGGTGGTTTTACCCACGTTACTGTGACCATTGATGATAGTGAACTCTTTCTTGTAGCGGAAGAACTCGTCCATACTGGGGTCACCCGTGTCCAAACCGACTTCGATGTTGCCATTGGCGTAGTCATCAATCCATCGGAAGTCCTCGTCATCAGAGGATATGAAGGACATGTCGCCATCATTGATAGCCATCTCACGTCGCATCTTCTTCTCCTCGTCCATGGTCTCATGGATAGGCCGAAGCTTTCCGTGTTCGATGCCGTCCTTAATGGTACGAATTGTCTGCACTTCGTCATCCACGTCACGCTTCATGATCTCCCGCGTGAGGATTCGGATAGCTTCTTCTTCTTCTGCCCTGCCAGCAGCAATGAGCCCACCGCAAAACTTAGCGGCTCTTAACAGAGTAGGATGTTTCTCGCCGTCATCGCAGAAGCGGATAAGGCGCGAAGCGATGTTCATCTTTTGGTAGTCTGTGTAGGCTCCCGCCTTTGACACGGCTACCTGAGACTCAGACTTCTCTGTTGCCATTGCTCCGAATACAGCGAAGCCCTCATTGACTACAATCTCTGGGTCGTATGACTCGAAGCATGCACGGGATTCGTTGATGCCCGACTCATCTACTTCGAGGTCGTACTGTTTGTGGAAGTACGTGCGTAGCGCACGGAAGTGGTCGCGGTGTCGCTCAGGGTTACTTACCTTAACGAGCGCCTTAAGTCCGTCACCACTCGGAGAAACCCAACAGCTATAAACATAAGGATCCGTGGATAGAAGCGCCTTGGACGCCGCAACATCAATGTGATCGAAGTCGAGTACAATGAATTGGCTGTGCCGCGTAATCGCCTCGTCATTACGTGTTTCAAATTCCCCTGAGAAGAGGACGACAGGTAATTTCTTTTTGAAGTCTTTGTCTCCATTGCGTACAGCTTCAATCAATGTTTGAGACCTCCCCTCTTTGATTCGATTCAGGGCTTGCGCTATCGGCATGTGGTAAGCCTGCTTCGTGTACAGGCTCTCGAACATCGTTACTCTCATAGTGGTATTCAATTAGTAGGTTCAGGTAATGGATTGCTTTTAGAACGTCTTCCTTCCCATTCTTTTGGGCGTGTCTGCACACGTACTTGATTACGTTCCCTTCGATGAACGGTATGTCATTTGTAGCTATGAATTCAGTTGGCTGAATTTTCATGTGCTTGTAATGCTCACCGCCTATCTGTTTATCGCTGTGTTTCTTTGACATCTACAGTGGTTCCTATTTGTTTAACGGTATCGACCCTATCGATTATGATGGTACGTTGCTTGGCCTTTGGGGTAAGCAGTTCCTGATCGAGTCTGTACATGGTGCGGCTGTCGTGCTTCATGATATCCCTGGGGTTATCGTATCGGCTTACAATCCACACGTCTCTTGTCTGGGGATGCTTGTTCTTGATGAACGTAGCCTTCCCAGTCATGTAATAGATTGGTTGACCCATGGCGTAAAGATAAGGGGAAAGAAAGGGGGTGAGACTTTCGCCTGCACCCCCCTGCTAACCTGAAAACCACTATGCTTAGAACGGGATAGTCTCGGTATCCTCTGTTTTAGCCGTGTTGTTTCGACGCTCCTGCGCCGCTTCGCTGTTCGGGTCCCACACGCTGAGGCATGCTTTGCCGTTCTTCGACATGAAGAGACGGAATCGAACGTTACCGCCTTGACCGCTAGCATCACGCTTGGTGGTGTATTGGTCAATGCAGTCCTTTAGCTCGTTGTCCTTGAGGCGGAAAGACCACCCCATCAACTCGCCGTTGTCATTGTAGCTAGGCTCATCTGCCCAGCCTACGAGAACACTCTCGTACTTCTTGCTCTGATCACTCATTTGTAAAGAAAGTTAGTAAATAAGACATGAAAGATAATGGCTGCTGAAACAAACAGCAACCGTTTGATTGGTTTTTTATACTTCATACTGCAAATAATCTTTTACGGGGTCATAATCTTCTCGCATGAAATGCCTGATACGATTGATCGCATCGTTGAATTTCATTTCCCCAGTGAATAATGTTTCATCCGTACACTTGACCAATGCTGGTAGGTATGGATATGTTTTCTCTTGCACCACCCAGTAGAAGTCTTTGATGCCAAATACCTTCGTGTAGATGTATGCTTGGATGTCGTAACAGAAATCGCGCACGGCGTATCGGAACTTCTCCGCACTACGCGCTGACTTGCTGTCGCTGATAAATCCGTCACCCAGGCAGTCGAGGAATCCCTTGACCTGAACGCCGTTCAGCTCCTCAAGGAATCCCACCTGGTAGTCTCCCGCCAGGTATGTATCTAGTAATCCGCAAGTAGCGAGACGGTCGATCATATCGTTCGCCATTTGCCAGTCATCACTAGAGACAATCGTCTTGCCTTCTTCGAGAGCCTCCGTCTTCATGGATGCAACAACAGCCTTGTATTCAGAGGTCATCGATGGTTTCTTCGAGCTACGTGCCTTATCTGAAAGCCTAGCCATTACTTGGCTGTCAGACATCACGATGTATTTCTCGAATGCTTGCTCACGTTCGAACAACAGCATATCGTATAGTGTGCCGAAGTCCAGCGCATCGGACTTGTACTTCAGTTCCCCCTTCATGTAGCGGTCGAACTGCGCCATGTCACCCAATGCTTGCTTCAGCGAGGAGTACGACAGGTGTGACTTGCCGTACCGTTCTTGTAGTTGTTCAGATAAATTCATCGTATACTGGTGTTCCGTCTTCGTAAGTGTATTCGTAAGTCTCAATCTCTGCCCACTCGGTAGGCGGTGAGGGTAGTAGCCAGAATCGCTTGCCCTTTCGGTTGATGAAGAACTCAGCGATGTTAAACTCCGCAGGGAATTCCTTCTGCTTGACGAAGAACAACCCCGAAAAATCAGGGTTGCCCT